TAAAGGACTTTTAGTAATTTTCTTTACAGCACGACCAGCTTTCTTTACAAGTTTACCTAAGAAATAACCTTGTCTAGGGTCCTGTAAGGAACCTATTCCGCCTTGCATCTGTTGTGGTTGTTGCATTCTAGATATTGCCATAAATTTATCCTTATTTTATCTGTTTTACTTTGTTTCTGCAGACAAATCAAGAGCTGGCATTATTACTCTAACATCTCTTTTGACATCTTCTTCAGGTATATTCGCTGCTTTTAAAGCTTCTTCACTTTCGTAAACGACTCCTGTTTTTTTGTTTGAAATTGTAGTTATTATTTCTTTTGGTGTTAACATTTTTACTTCATTCATTAGTCTATTTTCTCCTTTTTAATGTTTAAGTAGCTGATAGCTACGTCAAATGAACCTGTGTTACTTGATTGTATCGTAAAAGCAGATCCGCCTTCTACGATTAATGGTTGTGTTAATAATTCTGTTGTAACGTCTGCTGTTAATGCTGCAGATTTAATAGCTGTTATACTGTTGTTTGTTACTGTAACTGTTGGTGTGCTTGCAGATGTAACAAGTAATGATTTAATAATTATAGTTTCATTAACACCTGGTATACTTGTACCCAATGGAGACAAAGCACTTCCTGTTGTATTATTATCTATACCTACAAATTTGTACTGGTTTACTACTGCCATTATTCTAAAAAGAAACTCTTAGCTTCTATCTCCTGTTTTACTTCTTCTTGAAAAGAAGAGTTTAATTTTGTTATGATACCGTTAATATCTCTTACTAAAGATTGAGAAGTCTTCTCATCATATTCTCTACTTGCTTTAGTTAATGATTGTACAAGTTTTGCCATTATAAAATACTTGCTAGTCCTCCGTGTTTAAAATTTACTCTACCACCAAAGAAGTATCCGACTCTACCACCTTTTGCATATAAAACATCTGCATCATAATTACGTAGTGAAGCGGTTGTATTTTTAAAATCTTGACTAATAGCGCTTCCATCTTCATTTCTATAAGTAGGGCCCGAATAAGGTCTGTTAGCATCTGCTATTGCTTGTGCTTTTGCAGTAGCCGCAGCGTCCGCAGCGACTTTATCGGCTTTCTTTTCTTTTCTCTTAGTAAGAAATCTACCGACGATAGTATCTTTTTTCTTTTTTTCTTTTTCATCTTCTTCAAAATCGTAAATTTTATCTGTTTTACTTTGTGCACCTAAGAAATTTGTTTTAGCTTCTTTAAGAGCGGCTATTCTTTTATCTTTATATTTTTTTGCAGCTGGTGTATCAGCTGACATCTTGTTTTTAGCCATTGTAATTCTATCATCAAAAGTTTTTGCTGTCATATGATATGGATTATATCCTGCCATAACATTAGCTGCTGTATTATAATCACCACCTCCGGATACAATCTGTCCAATGCTATTAACCATTACACCTTGACCACCTAATTCATTCTCCATTATTCTTCTTCTGTTAACCGGAAGATAGGGACTTATTTGATTACCTAAAAAATTTGCTCCTCTCATAAAACTTCCAGCATATGGAATCATGCCCATAAGACCCTCAAGTTTTGATGGTGGTGGTTTATTATAATAATTTTGAGCCATATCAAATTGTTTTTCATTTGCTGTAGCAGATAAACTAGGATCATAGTCTACACTTTTTCTATAATCATAGTTAGGTCTATAATCTCTATTTACAATTGAATTTGGATCTGGATTGTAAACACTAAAATCGTTTCCACCACCGCCGCCAGTAAAAGCATTTGTATTTACAATACCTTGATTAACTACTGGTGACTCTGGTTCAACAGGTAACTCAAAAGGATTTTGTAAATATTTTTGTTGTGGAATATATTTTAAACCTGCGTCTCGTATCTCTTGGTCAGTAGCCATTATCTTCTTCCTCCTGGATGTACGTCTAATCTAAATGTCCCTAGTTTCCAATCTTCTCCAACCCCTGTATTAGATACTTGAATTGCTATAGATCGAGCTCTTAATCTAACATCTTTTTTTGTTATAGCATCTGTAATGCTTGTAAAATTTGTAGTGACCCCTGTACTATTCGGATAATCTTTAGTTACAAAACTAACTTGAGCCGCACCTGTCTGACTAATAAAGTCAGGTATAAATCTACTAATTCTCATAATGTATTCACCATCTCCTCTAATGTCAGGCATCCCTACAGTTGCTCCGGTATTACTTCTTTTTTGAGTAATATCAAAATCACCAGAAGTAATAGTTGCTGCGATAACAGTAGTTCCTGAATTGGTTGTTTCATCTTTCCCTGTTTCCTGTTCAAAGTATATACTACTTCCATCAGTATTACCAACAACGTCAGATGATGCATTATCATTAGGATTATATTTAGTGGCATGTGGTTTATCAAAAACTGCAGAATCTTGCCAAGTCGTTCTAGCGAGAGTTCCTGTTGTCCATATAGGACGGTTAGTTGTAGAATCACCATAATTATAAGTAACGTTTCTATCTAAAACATTTGAATTGGCGGTTGGATAAAACCATGAAACTTCACCAAATAAATTATTAGTACCTGCGTAAATTAAATCTCTAGGAGTACTGTTTAAATTATCGTAAACAAAATCTTCTACTAAACAAGGCATGGATCTTAATTGACCATCGTATGTAAAAAAACCATTTTCTGACATCCAGTAAGCAACACCATCAACTTCAGAAGAGGCATTCTTACCTAATAACCCACAGTTGTTTCCAACTTGTGAAAAAGCAAATGTAAAAGGTTGACCTACAAATTGCATTAAAAATAATCCTGTATCTGTCCAAACATAAATTGCATCTCTACCTTTAGAAGCTCCCATAATTTTAGAACCAGCTGCTAATCTTTGAGTTCCTGCTGTATTTTCTGCTTTTACAGTATATTCATTAATATTTTCTTGGTCTGAAAATCTAATAAACATATTATCTTGTGTAGATTTTGTTCCAATAGTTGTCTCTGTTCCAAAAAATACTAAGTGTCTATCTGGAGTTGATACTAATACATGACGTGACGCTGTTGGTGCGTTAGTAATTATTGTTGCTCTTGTTGAAGTTGCATCTGCTGCTGCAGCATCCCATTCAAAACATTCTCCATTATAAATAAGTGCAATTAATTTTGTTCCAAAATTATCTAATACCCATAAACCCGGGTCAAAAGGAAATACATTCGTAGAAGCTTGTCCCCATCCAATAAATAAACTAACGTTTGTAACTACAGAAGTTTGAGTATGTGTTGCTTTTGTTGTACCATTTACACCTCTAGCACCACCACTTAAAGTATTCGTTCCCGTATTGTTAGCTGTATAAGATATATCTTCTGTACCTATTCTTATGGTCCCCGATGCCGGAAACAAGTTAGAACTAGCAAGAATAATATCAGTTGTCGTCGTGTCGGTTAATGCAGTTGCAAGCGTAGTGGTTGCGGGACCGGGAGAAGTACCTCCATATAAACCTGTACCATAGCCAAAACCAGCAACTTGTTGTGCAGGCCCTACGGAATAATAAATTTGAATTGTTGTTGAAGTGTTTCCTGAAGATAAAGTTGTTCCTGTAACATTTGCCGGTAATGTAATTGTAAAAGTAGTTGAAGTTGGAACACTAGTAACCATAAATTTTACATCATTAAAAGTAGCTGCAGATAAACTGGACCCACCAGGAATAGTAGTGTTAGAAAATAAAACTATATCATCGTCTTTTAAACCATGAACAGCAGAACAAGTTACAGTAACTGTAGCAGACCCATCACTTGCAAAAGTACAACTAGTTAAAGTTAATCTGATTGGATGAATGTCATAAAAAGCACCTCCTGAAAAAGCGTATAGAATTCTATTAGTGCCTATTGCTGAGTATTTAAGTCCTGCGTTATTGTCCCAATTGTGTTGAGCCCTTGCTGCACCTGTTAGTTTATCTGCTCCTAATTGAGCACATCCACCTATTTTTTCTGGGCTTCCATATCTAAAACGAACATTGTCACCATCAATCCATTGACCTTCGGCCCCTGTATCCGATACTTGTTTATTAAACCCTGGTACAATACCTAATTTTTGTAACATATAAATCCATTATAATACTATTTTACAAATGAAGGTAGGCCTAACATAGGTCTTCCATCAAATCTATTTTTATCAGCAAATGGGCCATTTACATGATTATAATGTAGAAATACTTGACCGCATATGTTCCCGTCAAAAGGCTCTCGCCAATG